ACCTTTGCCACATGTGACACAGTGAAAAACTCGTAGTCATATATAAACAACATGAACTCAAGTTCTGTCTGAGACACCCCGTAGTTGCTAGATATGTCCTTGGTAACAAGAGACCACTTCTTTAAATAGTTCTTGTTGACATACCTGTTATTCAACTTACTAAAGTCCCGTCTTTTTCTGCTTGGATGACTTCTTCCCATTATAGTATATTTGTAACAAATTTAAAAAGATGGGAACTAATCTTTCAGGATTCAGAATAAAAGATAGTTACAGTGGTCTACTTAAAACCACTGACAACACAATACTAACCGCTAAATCTAGTGGGTATCATGTGATTAGCGATGGTGCGGGTAATGACACAAGGTTGAGCCTAGCCACTGACGCTACGCAGCTTGATGCAAGTTCGGATGGTTTGGTAATAACAGGACTGGCTACAACTTCAGAGTCAAGCTCGCTAGTGATAAGCTCAGGCGGGGTGATATCTAAAAGAGCCTTCCCAGGTTCTTCTGGTGTGTCTGTAAATACAGTAGCTGGTAATACTCTTGGTTCAGACTTTGGTACTGACCCTACTGTATCCATCCAAGGTACAGCAGGTGGTGATGGGGCTACATTAACCTTTAAAGGTGGACATGGTATCAATGCACACATTGACGCTTCATCAGATACTATAACAATAGAGAAAGGGTTTGATGAAATCGCAAAAATAAACTCCACAAGTGACCTTCTGATGACCGCGGACAGAAGTAAAACGACTGGCGCAAACAGAACATACCAACTAGACCTTAACGCAATGGGGGCTTCTCAGGTTGAAATACTTCTACCTGTTCCAACAACTGCACTTGTTGGGATGTTTTTTAAGTTTATCATCCAGACAAAAAAGGATGGTGTTGTTCATAGAATAAGAGCAAAGGATACTACTCCAAGTGGACCTGTTCACTTTGTTGGTCAAGCTATACTAAGGGATAGCACTGCACAAAGAATACAACTTGTTGAGATAGGCACAACAGATAAGGATGTTATAGAGATACAGAGTAACGCTAATGATAAAGGTGGTCAGATTGGTGATGAGATTACATGCACATTAATTAGTCTAAATCAATGGCTTGTACAAGCAAGTTTCGTAACCACAGGAAGTATTGCATCTACTACTCCAGCAGTTTTTGTTAACGCCTAATGGATGACATTCTAAAAGAAGCAATGCGCGACGAACTACAAGATGTGTTCGAACGCATAGAGGACATTATTGATAAATACAAAGCATCAGTCGAATTGGTGTACACGATGTCAGTTGGGTATATCGAGGATGACAGAGGTGGGGTTCAAAAATGGAATCTACACTACGGGTGGAATGTAAAAGACATTGAAGAATTTGAGAAGTTCATGACACTTCAGGCTGAAGCCTATGTCGCATCTGAAGACGAGGGCAGCGGTGACATGAATTTTCTTTTAAACTAAACAAATGGATTTAATAAGAAAGATTGTCATTGGGGCAAACCCCAAGGACGCACTGGCATACTATGTCGGTATGAGGGCTGGGCAGGGTAATGTCTGTGCCATCAAGGAAGACGAGGCAGCTCTATATAAGTATAATGTAAGAAGGTATCATGTCTTTGTAGAAGACGACGACTCAACGTACATATGGAAGACGATTGAGAATCTACCTATTTTAATTGAATATGATTGTAATTTCGAATGAAAGCTTTAAGACACTTTATTGTACAGGTCCCTGAGAAGACAGATGACAAGGTTACTGTCGGGGGAAAAGAATTATTTTTAGACACTAGGTTCAACGAGTTCGACCACAGGATATGCTATGGCGAAGTTCTTAGCGCACCATTAATTTACGACACTGGCGTGAAGAAGGGAGATACATTGTTCTTCCACCACCACGTCACTATAAGTAAAAGCTTAGAACTTGGTGACAACAAGTACATCGTATTGTACGATGATAGGGAGACCACTCAAAGCCATGCTATTGCATACAGGGATTCCGATGGTGAGCTACACATGCTTGCTGGGTGGGTCTTCGTACAACCCATAGAGGTTGAGTCTGTTGAGCAGGTTACTGAATCTGGAATAATTGTTGACCTAGATGTTAGTGATGTCGAATACGAAAAGGAGGCTAAGATGTTCATGCCTCATCCCGACCACATCGCACAGGGTGTAAAGGCTGGAGACACTGTAGGTTTTGACAAGGACAGAGACTATAAGATGAAGCTTGATGACGGCACGATAGTTTATCGTATGTTGTCAGATAACATCAGCTATGTCGTCAACTAAGTTCACCACAACAGCAGCAGCCAAAAGACTTATGAAGTCTATGGAGGTGGCAATCAATAACATGATTGATGAGGTCAGAAAGCCTGTTGACCCAGAGGCTGGTGGTACGCAAAGAAAGGCAGAATTACAATCAATCAAGCAGACCGCGATTGACTGCAAGGAGCTTCTCGTTGAGAGACAGAGGCTAGAGCAGATGGTCAAAGACTTACAGGCTAACGGCTCCATTGAGGATGCCAAAGACTATTCAGGAGGGTTTGCAGAGAAATTTTCTAAATGAGCAATATAGTAGATGTAGAAGGTTATGATGACAAGGTTTTTAAGATTTGTCCCAAGGGTACGCTCGGAGATATCGTGGAAGTCGGCAGCCTTCTCATTGGCTTACCAAAGACCCCAAAGTCGGGAATCACAGGTGAAGACTTGGAGACAAGTATGCAAGTGTGGAGAAGGGTATCTATGCCACAGGAGTTGTCCCGTATTAGAAGCATGGACGAGTGGCAGCAGACTCCAAAGGAGTTTCGAGAAAGATTCCGTCCTTATATCGAGGAGGAGTTTCGAAGGCGTAGTGAAGGTTTTTGGTTTTACAATCAGGGTGTACCTACGTTTATCACTGGGAGGCACTACATGTTCCTACAGTGGAGCAAGATTGATGTCGGGTTCCCGTCTTACCTCAAGTTCCAAAGAGAGATATTTCTTCACATGGCTGCTTGCGAAGTTGACCCGCGTTGTATTGGGCAGCTTTACACTAAGTGCCGTAGGTCTGGTTATACTAATATCTGCGCTTCTGTCCTTGTTAATGAAGCTAGTCAAGTTAAAGACAAACTTCTTGGCATTCAGTCGAAGACTGGTAAGGATGCTCAGGAGAATATCTTCATGAAGAAATGCGTTTCGATGTTTCGGAACTACCCATTCTTCTTCAAACCAATTCAAGACGGTACGACAAACCCAAGGGTTGAGCTCGCCTTTCGTGAGCCATCAAAGAGGATTACAAAGAACAATAAGACTACCAATGTAGGTGACGCACTTAACACGGTACTCAACTGGAAGAACACCACTAACAACGCTTACGATGGTGAGAAGCTTCACATGCTATACATGGATGAGGCTGGTAAGTGGGAGAAGCCTGCTGACATCAGGGAAGCCTGGAGGATTGAGAGAACGTGTTTAATAGTTGGTCGTAGGGTTGTGGGGAAGGCACTCGTAGGGTCCACGGTAAACCCACTAGACAAGGGCGGTTCTGAGTACAAAAAGCTTTGGGAGGATTCTGACACAAACAAGAGGAATGCCAATGGTAGGACTACCTCAGGTCTGTATCGTTTGTTTATACCTGCCTATGAAGCTCTAGAGGGATTCTTTGATTTACATGGGAACCCGATAACTGTAGACCCCTCATCACCTATACAAACACTTGATGGTGAGATGATGACTATGGGCTCTAAGAGCTTCTTAAAGAATGAGAGGGATGCCGTTAAGCATGATGCTAGGGAGATGAATGAGATAGTTCGCCAGTTCCCGTTCACTACTGATGAGGCGTTCAGAGATAGTATAGAGGGTAGCCTTTTCAACATTGGGAAGATATACGAGCAGATGGAATACAACGATGCATTGTTCCCTAGTCCTGTTGTTGTTGGAAACTTCCAATGGGCTAACGGTGTGAAGGACACGAAGGTTATATTCAATCCAGACCCTAATGGTAGATGGAGAATCTGTTGGACCCCATCTCAGGAAGACAGGAGTGTGATGAAGACTCAAGGAAGTAAGAGGGTTCCACCGAATCCTAACATTGGATGTGGGGGAGTAGATAGCTATGACCTTGACGCTACAGTTGACGGTAGGTCATCAAAAGGTGCGTGCCACATTTACAATAAGTTTAATCTTGATGGTGCTTCAAACATGTTCGTTGCTGAGTATGCGAGTAGACCACCCATGGCTAGTATATTCTATGAAGATGTTCTGATGGCAGCAGTCTTCTATGGCTATCCACTACTGATTGAGAACAACAAGTATGGTATCGTAAGGTACTTTGAATCAAGGGGTTACGATGGTTATGTGATGGATAGACCAGCTCATCTTAGCTCCTCTAAAAATCAAATGACCGTAAAGACTAAGGGCATACCATCCAACTCTCAAGACGTAATACAAGCTCATGCCTCAGCGATTGAGGACTACATACACAACCATGTTGGTTCAGATGACGAGGGGAATCCAGGTAGGATGCACTTCAATAGAACGCTAGAAGACTGGATAGGGTTTAAGATAGATAACAGGACTAAGTTTGACCTTACCATTAGCTCTGGCTTGGCTTTGTTGGCTGCCCAAAAGGTTAAGAAAAAGAAGAAGGTTGCTAACTTTGAAGAGAAGGTTTTCTTCCGAAGATATAAGTAATCTGAAACCCGACAATGTATTGCTATATTTGCAAGTGAGCTCCAATCTATACAATGAGTTATAAAAGCAAAAATACGAATAAGGCAGGATTCCCAGACCCGTTTGCTTCACCAGTGGAAAAAATGAGCCAAAGCTATGGCTTGCAATTTGCAAAGGCGATAGAAGCGCAATGGGGAAAGGGGGAGGATAGCTCCAGCCTATACAGCCGAAGAAGACACGAATTCGAAAAGAGTCGTGATTACGCTAACGGGACACAAGACACCAGTATCTATAAACAGATTCTGAACTCTCTTGACCCAAACAATGGTGATGGTACACTACTGAACCTCGACTGGAGTCCAGTACCTATCGTCCCTAAGTTTGTTAAGGTAGTTGTTAACAGAGTCTTGTCAAGAAAGCCATACCCAAAGGTAGAGGCTATAGACCCTATTAGCAAGCAAGAGAAGGATGCAAGAAAGGCTGAGATAGAATCATCTATTGGTGATAAGGAATTATTGATGGAAGCTAAGGCTCTTGGTCTTACACCAAACATAGACCCAGACTCTTTACCAGATACCACCGAGGAGGCTGAAATCTTCATGGACCAAAACGTCAAGACTAGCTCAGAGATTGCTGCTCAGTTGGCAACATCCTTGACGTTGGACTGGAATGATTTTGACCAAGACATATTCAGACGTAATGTTGAAGACTTAGTGGTATGCGGTATGGGTGTTGTTAAAAGAGATAACGACCCTAACTATGGAATCGTAACTAGGTATATAGACCCAGCAAACTTCATTCATAGTTACACTGAGGACCCAAACTTAAGCGATATAGTTTATGCTGGTCATGTTTCTAGGATTAGCATTCAGGAGTTGAAGAGAAGAGCTGGGGACCAAATCTCAGAACAGAAGTATGAAGAGATAGCAAAGGCTGTGATGCATAAGAGTTATAATGACTCAAAGGCGTTTGGCAAGAGAGACTACTCTACTAGCTCTGGAAGCTTTAAGCATGGATATGACACTTATTTAGTTGACGTTATGGACTTTGAGTTCTTAACAGTTGACTGTGTATATTATGAAAGTAAAGAGTCTCAGTATGGTAATATGGGATTCTACTTCAAGGGTTCTGAGTACAAGGAGTCACCAAACTCTGTGTACGAGAGAGAGCCAGTAAAGATGGAGAATCAGATGGTGTACTCTGGTAGCTTTATTATAGGCTACAACTGTCTGTTTAACTATGGTCTTCAGTCAAACATGCCTAAGAATATACACGACTTAACTAAGACTAAGATGTCTTATAGTGTGTCTTGTACTAACATGAGAAGAATGATGCCTAAGTCTTTAGTGAGTGGTGTCATTGGTTTTGCTGACCAACTTCAACTTACTCACTTGAAGATACAACAGGCGATTGCTAAGGCGAAGCCTGACGGTATATTGGTTGACATCGAGGGGCTGGAGAACGTACAGCTCGGTAGAGGTGGTGAACTACAACCACTAGATATTCAAGACATTTACGAACAAACGGGTGTCTTCTACTATAGAAGTAAAAACCCAGAGGGTGGATTCCAGAATCCTCCTATACGTTCTATTGAGAATAATATTAGAAACATCAACGAGTACATTGGATTGTACAACCACTACCTCAGAATGATTCGTGACACTACGGGAATCAATGAGGTCATGGATGCATCTACACCTAAGGGTGATGCTCTTGTTGGTGTAAGGCAGCAGGCACTTGCCGCTGGTAACAACGCCCTTTACGATATAACAAATGCCAGCTTAATTATTTACAAGAAGGTTTGTTCTGACATTGTAAAATGTCTTCAGGTCATACCTACTGACTCTGTATTGTACAGGGTTTACAGTAAAGCTATTGGTGAGATGAGCATGGAAATTCTTAGCAGCTTTAACGAGATACCTATGTACAACTATGGTATTAGAGTTGTTAGAGATATGTCCGACGAGGATAGAATATTCCTAGAGCAAAACCTTCAAGCCTCGTTAGCACAAAAGGAGATAGACCTTGAGGATGCCATAGCTGTTAGGGAGGTTAAGGATATCGACCAAGCTCAAAGGCTACTTGCTATTAGGAGAAGGAAGAGAATGCAAATGCGTCAGCAGATGCAACAACAAAACATTCAGGCTCAGGCTCAAGCAAACTCTCAAGCGCAGCAGATGGCTGCTCAGATGGAAGTTCAGAAGATGCAGATGGAGGCTCAGATAGAGGCTCAGAAGTTGCAGATGAGAGGTCAGGTAGATGTTCAAGTTGCTGCCGCCCTTCACCAAATGAAGAAAGAGATTGAGATGATTCGTGCTCAAGCATCACTTGGATTCAAGACTGGTGAGCAAGAGTTCAAGGAGAAGATTGAAGTTCTTAAGGAAGACAGAAAAGACAACAGGGTACAGAAGCAAGCTGTTGAGCAGTCTAAACTTATAGCACAAAGAAAAGGAGAGCGTCCAGTTATGGAAGAACAGACTGACGCTAATACAGATATAGTAAATCAAATTCTAGGAGATGTCTAAAATAAATCTTGATATTTCAAAGCGTGTGGATATCACATGCAGAAAGGGAGATACCTTCAAACTATCTATTGATGTGACGGACTCCGCAGGAGCTGCTCTTAACCTTTCAGGTTACACCATTAAGATGGAGGTAAGAAATGCGTTAAACGCTGACGCTTCATATACTCATAGTGACACTGCGATTATACTCAGTACGGTAGCTAGTAGTGGTACTAAGCAACTAACAACCTCTCTCAATGATGGAGGTACTACTGGTCGCTTAGTAATTACTGGGAGTAACACCAACATGGCTGCTGCCGCAGCTGGTGAGTACGTTTATGATATTGAGGCATTAGTCAGCGGCGAGGCTACCACATGGCTTGCTGGAACATTCACTATAAACGATGATGTGAGCGTATAATGAATTTGACCCTAAACATATCTACTGGCAACACAGTAAAGCTAAACCTCCCAAGTCAACAAACCGTTCTTACAGCGGTGTCTACTGTCAACAACTTGACGGTTTCTTCAGTTGGTATACCAGGACCTGCTGGTCCAGCTGGTATACAAGATGTTGTTAGCGACACTACTCCTCAGTTAGGTGGTAATCTTGATGTTAACGGAAAGAAAATCACTAGCACTTCTAATGGAGACATTGATATCGAACCTAACGGAACAGGAGATGTGCTGCTAGGAAACTTCAAGTTTGATGCAGACCAATCTGTAGGTTCTGGACAGGATAATCACGTATTAACTTACGACAATAGCACTCAAAAGATTTCTTTAGAAGCTCCTACTGGGGTTGGTGGTTTAGCTAACATCGTTGAAGATACTACACCACAGCTAGGTGGAGACTTAGATGTAAACGGTAATGATATTGTAAGCACAGGGGGTGATGACATAATCATAACCCCTTCTGGCACTGGTGATGTTGTGCTAGGTAACTTTATGTTTGATGCAGACCAATCTGTTGGTGCAGGTCAAGACAATCATGTCCTTACGTATGATAACAGCACAGGAAAAATTTCCTTAGAAGCTTCTTCTGGAGGAGGAGGAGGAATTTCAAATTTAGTTGAAGATACTTCTCCTCAACTAGGCGGTGACTTAGATGTTCAAGCTAGTGAGATAAGCACAAGCACTTCCAACGGTAATGTAAAACTAAATCCTAACGGCACAGGTGTTGTAGAGATTAAAGGTGATGGAACTACCGATGGTACTGTTGGAACATTACAACTTAATTGTTCTAACAATAGTCATGGTGTAAAGATTGCATCCCCACCCCACAGTGCAGGCGCGAGTTATACTCTTACTCTTCCTGTTACAGATGGTAATGCTAATCAAATATTAACTACAGACGGAAGTGGTAATTTATCCTTTAAAACTTTACCACAAAGTATGTCATTTACTGCTGAAGCTCGTTTAGCTAACAATAGATATTACTTCGGAAGCCTTAGATATGGTTGGAATTATGTTGTTTGGAGTGGTAATGACAATGACATGCTTCTTCAACGTGCCTATGTTACAGGAGCTCATGTAGCTATAAATGATTATACAAAGGTTAGTGTAAAGGGTCAAGCTGGTAGTATGTACAGTGGTAGTGCAGGTGAAATTGAGTTCACTGTTTGGAAAGGAACTCCTCAATATGACACGGTAAGTAATGTGGCATGCACACAAATAGCTACTACAACCATTGATTTTGATAACGCAACGCAAGACGTATTTAAACAACTTAGTTTTGGTGCTACGGGACTAACAATAAATGAAGGGGATTACATTTTCTTAGCAGTAAGAGACCCAGATTATTCAGCAAGAGAAGACATTTTTATTGGAGCTACAATAACACTAAGCGACTAATATGAAAAAAGAAATAAACACAATTCCAGATAAATGGGAAGACATAGAGTTATTAGATGCTAATGCAACTAATGAGGAGATACTTGAAAGAATTAATATTGTTACAGAATACATCAACTTTCTGTACAAGGGGCAAATGGGTATTTAAAAATCAATGTAATATTCCCTGTATTTACCGTATAACTAAGTTACTTAACTTTGCAGGATATGTCTAAAGCAGCAGAGAAGGCAAAGAGATTAGGATTCAAGGGTGTTAACAAACCAAAGTTGACACGAAGCCATGCAACTAAAAAGGCTGCTGTTGTCAGCACGCTAGGTCCTGGTCAAGAGGATGGTGCTCTTATTAGGTTCGGTGACCAGAAGATGGGTAACAACTATAGCGCAAAAGCTAGGACCGCCTTCAAGAAAAGACATGCGAAAAATATTGCTAGAAAAGGGAGTGCAGCTTATTGGGCTAACAGATTCCTTTGGAAGGCAGGAGGAAATAAAAAGTCACCTCCAAAGTCACAAAAGAAAACATATAAATAAAATACAACTATGAGTAAAGAACTCGAACAAGCAATGGAAAATGCGGGATTCTCAATTAGCGATACCCCTCCAAACTTAGAACAAAATGATATTCAAGAAACTCAAGCAGAGCCTACTCCAGCTCCTATGGAAAGTGAAGGGGTGGTTGAACAAGCTACTGCTGAAGATACGCAGCCTGTTGATACAGGCGAAAACCAACCTGTTGAATCTGTTCAGCAGGAAGTAACACAAGAAACAACGTCCTCTGGATACGATGATGTAGATGTCGATTCTGAAGTCCTTCGTTATGTCAGCGAAAAGCTCGGCAGAGAAGTGACTGATTACGACTCTATAGTTCAAGCGTTTCAGAGTACACCCGCAGAAATAGATGAGCGAGTAGCCGCCATCAATGATTTCGTTTTAAAGACTGGTCGTTCGCCAGAAGATTGGTATAAGTACCAGCAGCTCAACCCATCCGAAATGGATGACATGACTGCGGTAAGAAACCAGATGGTGATTGAGCATGGAAACCTTACACCTGAGGAGGTAAGCCTCCTTATGTCTAACAAGTACAAGCTCGATGAAGAACGTCACGACGAGAACGATATTCAGATGTCTAAGCTACAACTCAAGCTTGATGCGGAAAAAGCACGTCAAAGCATATCCGATTTAAGAGACGACTATCAGTTGCCTGTTAATGAAGGTGCTGGAGAGGTGCAGTCCCCTATAACAGAGCAATGGGTGAACACTATGACTAATGAGGTCAAAGAGTTTGATGGTTTAGTCTTCGACCTTCCGAATGGCGAATTCACTTTCGGAGTTGATGACAACTATCGTAAATCTCTCATTAGTAAGAACACTCAAATCGAAAACTACTTCGATGATTACATCCATGATTCGGGTGATTGGAATTTTGAAAAGCTTAACGCTCACCGAGCTTTGGTAGACAATATTGACAGTATTGTTAATTCTGTTTATCGACAAGGTTTGAGTGATGGGCAAAGGAATGTAGTGGAGAAGGCTGCGAATGTGACCAATCAATCTCCACAAGCCAATCCGAGTCAAGGTGGTAATAATATCGCAGACCAGTTGAGAGCAGCTCTAGGTGGTAGAGGGACAACAACTTTTAATGTTTGATATAAAAAATAAGAAATCATGGCTATTTCAGCAAGTCAAAGTCAAGGTAATGCGGTAACTAACGCACCTGTAGGTGGAGTTAATAACGCATTCATGCTTGACGCACCAGTTGGCAAGTACGCTTCTTTAGGCGACTTGGCTTCAATCCTCGCACCAGATGTGAGAAAAGACCTCGTTAAAACTTTCGGAAACCAAGGTATCTCTGGTTTACTTGAGTTGATGGGGGCAACAAAATCAGTAGGTACTGCTGATGAAGTTACATATTACGAAGAGCAAAGATTACACCCAATTCAGCAAGTAAACAACGACTTGTCTCCAGGGGCAGCTATTGCTGCTGGAGCAACTCAAACATTTGCTGCTACAGTTGCTACTGCTGCTGGAACAAACACTGAGTTCGCGTTGAAACTGCGCGTAAACGATTTAGTTCTAGACAGCGCAGGTAAGGTTGCAATCGTTACTGCCGCAGACCGCGCCACAGGTGCTTTCACTATTAAGTCTTTAGATGGTGGAAACCTAGCTGCGGTTGCTGATAACGCTACAGCAAGTTTCCCTATCGTTGGTAACATGTACAAGCAAGGTAGTGACCAACCTTCTGAATTCTTTGAGTCAGGTGTGGTTAAGAGAACTAACCCTTTTGCTATTGTAAAAGAAAGCTACGAAGTGAGTGGTTCTAACGCAACTAACATCGGATACATTGATGTAGGTGGTGGAGACTACAGATGGTACATCAAAGGTGAAATGGACGCTCGTCAGAGATTCCTTGACGCTAGAGAGTTGACTCTTCTTATGGGAGAAACTACAAGTGTTCCTACTGGTATTGATGGTACTGAAGGTTACTTCGCTGCTGTTAAAGCAAGAGGTATTGTATCTGCTGAGGTTGCTTCACCAGCTGACACTTTCGATAGTGTTGATGACCTTGATAACGTCATCGCGCTTTTGGATAAGAACGGTGCAGCTCCTGAATATGCTGCTATGTTGAACAGTGCACTTTTCGCACAGATGAACAGCATGCCTGCTTCTGGTGGGGCTGGAAATCCTGTTACTTCTGGTGTTGCGGCTAACTTTGGAGCTTTCCAAAACAATCAAGATGCTGCTATCAACTTAGGGTTCCAAAGCTTTGCTAGAGGTGGATATACTTTCCACTTGAAGAAAATGCCTTTGTTGAACAGCCCTAACTTACTAGGTCACGCAAACGGTCAAAAAGTTGTTAAGGGGATGATGATTCCTTTGACTCAGGTTGTTGACCCACAGACTGGTAACAGAGCACCTGCATTGGAGTTGAACTACAAAGCTGCAAACGGATACAACAGAGAAATGGAACACTGGGTAACTGGTGGTGGAGTTCTTGGTTTCACAAACGCTACTGAGGATATCGCTAAGTTTCACTATCGTTCTGAGTGCTGCTTAATTACTAGAGCTGCTAACCAGCACGTATTGATTAAGTAATCTATTTTGTAATGAGGGGGAGGGAGTTTCTCTCCCCTCCATTACCTTTTTAATTAAATATTATACAATGGAAAAACAAGTAAAACGTGGTACTGGTACGCCACAAAAAAAAGCTACCACACAAAAATCTGCCCCACAAAAAAAGTCCACATTTAAAAGGACAATCCCTAACAGGGATAATCTCCCAAGGACGTATGAAGTTGTAAATGGGTGTAACTATATACTAAAAATTTCAAGTAAGAATGTCCAAGTGTTTGATAAGGACAGCGGTACTGTTAGAGCAATCAGATACGCACCGCTTGAAAGCTCAATCTATATGGATGAGCAGTCAGCAGTAGCGCGTGTTGAACACGTAATGTTTGAAAACAAATACCTAATAGCTCCAGTTACAAAACCTAATCTTATTGCCTTTTTAGATGCTCACCCAGATAATGTTGCAAATGGTGGAGGTAGTTTTAAGTTAGTTAACAAGGAGGAGAACTTCGAGCAAGACATTGAGTCTGAATTTAAGATTAGTGATGCAATCAGTATCATCAAGGCTAGACCTATTGATGAGTTGCTACCAGTTGCATTGGCTCTTAACATCAACACAAATCAAAAAGACCTAGCTATTAAGCACGCTTTAATAAAGATTGCAAAGTCTAATCCAGACAAGTTTTTGAGTACGCTTGATAGCCCTATGGTTAATGCACGCTCTGTTGTTTCTCAATCACTTGATTTCCAAATCATTGAGGATAGAAATGGTGCAGTAGTTTGGTTTGACACAGGAAAGATGATTGTGTCAATCCCTGTAGGTCAGGATGCTGTTGAGGTTTTGACTAGGTTCGTGATGACAGACAAAGGTTCTACAGTACTCTCAGAGCTTGAGAGACAGCTAGAAGCCATTGCCTAAACATACGACACTACACAGTATGAATATGAGGGGGTTTATAGCCCCCTCTCTTTTTCTGTATATTTGCGTAACAATCCCCAATCATGGCTAGTGTTCGAGAGGTATATAATGCATTAAGAGATATTGCTAACAAGGAGCAGAGAGGTTTCGTTACTCCCGTTGAGTTTAACGCCTTCGCGCCTATAGCACAGACTAACATCTTCAACAGGATGTTTACTAAGTTGGTTCAGTCAGAAAACCTAAGAAGAAGAGGCATAGACCCAGGTAGAGACAAGGCAACTGCAAAACAGATTAAAGAAGACTTATCAATCTTCTCCAAGACAGTGAGGCTCGAAAGAGATGCCACTACTAACAGATTCTCAAAACCAGATGACTTAGCTAAAATCATAAGCATGTCTACTCCTGGTAGAGTTCTTTATGGTACAAGTGTAGCAAAGCCCATTCACATTGAGTATGATGAAGATAAGTTTCATTATCTAATGGGTAGCACACTCAGCAAGCCAACCACCGAAAACCCTATTGCTTTTCTTGGGGAGCAGGACCTCACTGCATCCATAAGCAAGCAGGCAATAGAAATCTACCCAACAACATTGCGTGTGATTGACATAAGATATTACAAGCAGCCTGAGGGTTTAACTCCAGCCGATGGAAGAAGGAATGCTTCTTTGCCGAAGTTTGGGTTTACTACATCCAATAACAAAGAGGTTTATAGTAGTAATGCCAGTATTGACTTTGAGTTACCTGAGCACTATGTTCCTGAGTTGATTGAGGAGATGGCTAGACTAATTGGTGTAAATCTGCGAGACACCAGCATATATAACTTTGCAGAAAAAGAAATTCAAAAGCGTGGCTGATGGCTAGAAATCTAGTAACAATAGAAGATGTGGTAAACGACTTCATACTCACACTTGATTCAGATGATTACGTGAACAATGCTTCGGATGTAGTCATCAGGAATTTTGCACTTCGTGGTATTAGGGAGTTGGGCTTTGATATGCTTAAGAGGGTTAAATCACTTAAGCTTTCTATAGGCTCTAACGACACGTGTGAACTGCCAGACGATTTTGTATCTCTCGTAAAGATTGGTATTGTTGGTGCTGACGGAATGGTCAGAGTGTTTGGAGAGAATAAGAATATTAACTACTCACAGAAGTATAGCACAAGTGCTGATGGGACACCGATTGATTCGGATGGAGATGGTGTCAATGACAGGATTGATGACAAGGGCTCTACAACTCAGTCAAACATTTACGGAGATGTATCAGAGCTTATATTCAGCAACTACCTTTACAATAATCAAATGGGTCAAGTTTATGGATTAGGTGGTGGTCACTATGAAGGAAGCTACAGACTTAATCTAGACCAGAACAGAATCGAACTTACATCAGGAATTGGTTCTGAGGTCGTTATAGAGTATATAGCGGACGAAGCTCGTTCATCTAATCCTACAGTCCATGTAGAGGCAGAAGAGGCTCTCAGGAGCTTTATGTACTACAAGCTTGTGGAGAGAAAGACAAGTGTTCCAGCAATGGAAAAAAGAAGAGCTAGAGATGAGTATTACAACGAAAGACGTAAGGCTAACGCAAGACTGAAAGCATTCAGCAAAGAAGAAGCTCTTAAGACAATTAGAAAAAACTTTAAACAATCCCCTAAACACTAATGGCGATTGATAAGATTATACCCCAGTATCTCAACAAGGATGAGGATGAGAGACTCGTAAAGCCTATTGAGATGACCGATGCTTTGAATGTCCGCGTCTCACATGAGGCAAACGGGGAGCAAGGTATTGTAAAAAATGTAAAAGGGAATACGAAGATTGACCCTAGAACAACTGCCGACACTATACCTTCTCTTGGTGTAAATAGAGTCATTGGTAGTATTGGTTCTGATGCTGGTAAGTGTGTTTACTACTTCTTATTCAATAGTAAAGGCGGGCATGGGATATACAAATATTCTACATCTCTAGATAAATATGAAAAGGTTTACGAGAACCGTCACTTAAACTTTTCGGGTGACTCGTTCGTAAAGGCTGATATTGTATTTGACAAGAACGGAGACCACCTGTTGTACTTCACTGATGACAGGAATGAGCCTAGAAAGATTAATGCTACGAGAGCACTTAATGGAGGTTACAACGACAACATTAACTCAGCTACAAACAGTATTGTAGATAAGTACATCACTACGTGTAAGCAACCACCACAGACTCCAATCACGTTTGCATTCTCAACGGATGAAAGCGTTAGACAGAACAACCTGAAGGAGAACATCTTTCAGTTTGCATATCAGTACGTTTATGATGATGGTGAGGTGAGTGCTATATCTATGTACTCTAAGCTTGCTTTAAGCTCTTTGCACTTTGCATTCAATGCTCCTCAGAGAGACTTTGGTGCTGCTATAAACAATGTCCTAACACTCACCCTCACAAACTCAGATGGTCCCGTTTCTAAGATTCGTATTCTGGCTAGGAAGGGTAACGAGACATTCTTCTATAGGATAGGGGAGGTAAAAAACCAAGTTGGTACAGGCACTCAAGAATTTGTGTTCAAGAATGATGGTATTTACACTGCTGTATCATCTGAAGAAGTTAACAAGATATTCGATGGTGTGCCTAGACTTTCTAGAGCACAAACATTCACAAACAACAGATTAGTATACGGTAATTATCTTGAGGGGTTTGACAACCTAGAAGACACAAGCGTTCACGCATATCCAGTACATGGAAGGCATCCTGACAACTTAGAGCAAGTAGCTGGTATATCCAAGGGTCAAGTATTGAATCTTTCTTATGATGAAGGATTTTTTACCACCGCCAGCGGTTCAGGACAGGAAGCTGACCCGATAGGAAACTTTTTTAATTCATCAGTATTTCGAATTCCTGGTTTTACCAGTGAAAGTTCACTGAGGAGTAATTCATATGACGGACTTGGGGGCTATTCTTTTTCTATTGCAAATAACATAGGTGCTTTTTCATCAGACTATGCAGCAGGATTGAATGGAGAGGAAGCTTCAATTACGATGTTTAATCAAGGTTCTGGTACTACTGTTGAATTGGATTTATCAAATTTAGTAGGCGCAGACCTTGAGGGGATGACTTATAATCTTGGATTTTCTATTGATGCTAAAGAAATTTGCATTTCGGCTATACACCCAACAAATCCCCACCTGGGAAGTTCAAATAACAAATTTAGCTTTAATGCAACATTATCTGGTTCTGGATTCTCTGGGGATTTTACTTTGGGCTTGCTAAATGCAGGTGCTGCTGAATCTGTGTACTCTCCTAATAACAACTTTATAGGACCGTACAGCGATGTTGATTTGGAACCAGCGGATTTTAATTTTATTAGCGGGTTAAAGCCAGTTGATGGATGGGAATATACCGCAGCTGGGACCATAAACACTACAATTTTTAGTGAAGCCGCTGCAACTATTGGTAATTCTTTGGTTGGTCAGACTGCCATTGTCCGTGTTAACCCATTAAACACTAGGGCGGAATATCAACAAGGTCAATCGGGTGCAACTTTTAAAGGTTGTGCTTTTAAACCAACGGCAGCATCAGGAGGTTTAAATGCATCTCCATTTACCACAAATCATGAGGTTAGTCTTTTCTTTGATGGCTTTCTTAGTTTCACTATAGAGAATTTTTCATTTAATCTGCAAACCAATAAGCTTGTACTTGAGATTAGAATGACAGATATCAACTTAGAAGCTAATGGTGCACTAACAAGACCAGCTCTGCTTACTCCCTCAATTGAAAATATCGGTAGCCCGCACGATGGTTTTCATTATATCCCATATTCTGATGTAAATACCCAAGCTGTTATAAACTCAGAATTGACAAATGCTCTTGGTCAGCATCCCGTTGATAGCGCACATGCAGATAACGTAATTTATCATTCTTTGAGAGGCTTTGATGTTGTGGGTGCATTTTTTGATTTTAACAATGATGTTGATAGAAAGACATTCAAGGCTGGTGCTGCACATGAGTTAGGTATTGTTTACTATGACCATCGAAATAGATGCGGAGGTGTTCAAGCTATACAGAGTATAGACGTGCCTCATTTTGGTCAAGCAGCAAGGTTTGGAAATAACGGGAGGACCACAATGGACATGCGAATAACACATGAGCCTCCAGTATGGGCAACCAAGTGGGCTCCAGTGTATAGCAAGAATACTAGTTACGAAAGCTTCATACAGTGCACTGTTGCAGAGGCGTGTTTACCTAACGCAAAATCATTCATTGATATTTTAAGTCCAGGCGCAAGTGATGATGCTAAAAAAAGAGCCGTAACGGATGCAGGTATATCCTCAAGTGATGAGGCAATACTACTTAGCCTTAGAGGTCTTGAAGGTAAGCCAAACTCATATAAGGATGGTAAGGGTGCTTTGATAGATTACAAATTCCAAGAGGGAGACGTAATCAGAGTTCTTGAGTATCAAGATGAATTTGGTTCAACGCAAAGACCTCTTAGCGAGTTTAGAGTTCTTGGTTATAGATATTACGCTGATGATGAAAACAATCCAGTAGAACTGGTTGACCAAACAACTGGAGGTAGTGCCGAAGAGAATAATTCAAGAAATAGATACAGGAGAACTGGGTTCTTTTTAATAGTTCAGGATAACGGAACTCCAGGTTTTGGTAGGGCTTCCGTCATAAAAGGTGATACTTACTTCTCGCAGCGATGTCTTATTGAGATTGTCACACCTAAGAAAAACCTAGAAGAAAAGGTTTATTACGAGATAGGACAACAGTATGATATTATTGATAACCTTTCTGGGGCTGGAAACCAAATTGGGAGATTTCACCAAGGAGACAGAAGCAATTTAGTATCACCAAGCTTTAGTATTGATGTTTTAGATAATGATAGATTTTTCTCTCAAGAGGAATTGTTTCTTGGCGACAGGTGTATAAAAGGTGGTTCTACAGCAAGTGGTCACTTTTTTATAGCTGGAAAGATTGAGGAAGAGAATGGAGGGTTTACATATATATTGCATGACTCAAATCTGTTTCTGGATGGTGTTGTGTCTACTACACTTACGTCGGTAACAATAGGTACGGCAGAGCTTCTGCATGGGGTTATTAATATTGAGGAGGGTGATGCTTATTTCAAGACAAGAGAGCAGCTAGTAAATGTTTTGGAAAATTTCAGCCCAGCGGCTTCTTCATTAATACTAAAAAGAAACCATACTAAACCTCAAGATGCAACTTATGAAAAGTTTATTGTTGAATCCTCTAGGGTTAGTGACTTCTTCGATTCGGAAATTACTGATATTGGAAGACCTCACTTGGAAGCCCCTGAGCAACAGGAGATTAGGAGGAATTCATCGGTTACATACAGTGAGCCATTTGTGCTTGACTCTGCAAGACTAAACCTTTCATCATTCAATCCTTCTTTATTCCCGTTCAATGATTACTCGCCAAACAATGGTAGTATTCAATTCTTGGAAGATATGGATGAGTCTATGTTGATGATTCAGGAAAAGAAGTGTGCTTTGATTCCTTTTGAAAGGACTTTGATTCAAAGTGCTTCAGACGGTCAGCTAGTAACATCTCAGCAGGTTCTTGGGAAAGAAATGTATTACGCTGGTGGTTATGGATGTTCGAGGAATCCAGAGTCTGTTGTTAAGAGATTTGGTAAAGTATTCTTCTCTGACGTTGAGTCAGGTAAGGTTATTGAGATTCAAGGAAACAAGATTACACCAATCAGCGACAACAAGCTTGAGTCTTACTTCGAGAGTAAGTTTTCTGACTACACAAATAACAGGGCTGTGTTCAAGTTGCCTTGCGGTATAGACCCTGAGAACAATGAGTTCATAGTAACCATGACAAAGTTTACTCCGAAAACTATTAGTATTGGGGGTGAAGAGTTTAGCGGCACAGTCCCAGACTGGGTGGCTGCAACTACAGATTTTACCGTAGACATAAAGCCATCTAAAGCTGGTGAAAACGATGGTCAGCTCACATGGGATAAGGAGGTAATTAAGTGGGATTACACTGGATTAGGACCAGTCATATCTAGTCATTTGGTGTGGGAAAACGCTCATAGGGGTGTTATTATACTTGATAATATAAAAGAAAAGGGTAGTGCTATAGTTGACAGACAGGATATAACGAAAGGTAAAAGTTTTCTTATTGACGTAACGTCTAAAGATGGAAGGTTTAGAGGCACGGCTAATTTTGACCCCATGAGTGGCAATGTCCAGTTAGGGGATAAATTTTTAGATAGTGACTCTGCTGGTGACGGTTCAAACTATCAAGCTGATGATACAGTTACGGTTACTTCGCTAACAGAAGTGGCTGGTGATACTGTAGCATACGGAACAACTAAAGGGTTCTGGTTGACTAGATACTCATTTATTCCAGAGCATTACGAGTATGTACATAACAGATTCTTCAGCTTTAATGACGGGGACATGTACAGACACAACGTAAACGAAACTAGGAATAGATTCTATGATGTTAACCGAGATTCTCTTGTTAGTATCGTTTCAAAGGCTAACCCATCAATGATTAAAGCATTTAACGCCTTGAGCCTTGAGGGTAATACTAGTTCTGATGGTGATTCTAATTGGTCATTAGCTCTTTCTACATCAAAACACACAGCAGCCATTAATAAGGCTGACTTTGATGAGAGAGAAGGCTTGTATTACAAGAGGATACCTAGAGGCTCTGTTACAGCGGGTGACTCTTCGGGTGAGAACAACATTGTTCTTGGGAGGGTGTTATCGAACGATGGGGCTACGGTGACATTTGATTCAAGAATAAGCGACCTACCATTTAGTATAAATACCCCAGGTGCTAAGGTGTTTAGAGTTGATGGTGAGAATTTAGTGAATATTATGTCTTCTGGTTTAGCTAGGGTTCAGTCTGTTGATGGGCGTAATGTTCTTACTCTTTCAGCTACACCTAACAATCCAGCAGACCTTTCAAGCGATGGCGGTGTGACACTGGTACAAACAGAACAAGCGAGTATATCTGGTGACCAGTTAAGGGATTATTATTTAGCAATATCATTAAGGTCTACCTCAACATCTGCTGTAGAATTATACGCTGTAAATGTTGTATATGTACCATCACCATTAGATAACAGTGTCAATAACACAAGAGAATAAACTAAATTTGTATTATGAGTGTAGCAGGTCCATACGAAAATTTTGACAGTTTATTAGAATTACCTGGTATAGGAGGGGGTAGTAATAAATCTAAAAACAATAATATGAGTGAAGTATCTGAGTTTGATTCTCCCCTTATGGCGGGAGCTATGGCAGCTGGCGGAATAGGGCAGGCAGTAGGTGGAGTTGTAGATTTGGTTCAAGGCTTCGAAGCTAAGGATAGGGCTAAGGATGCTTTATCAGATGCAGAGGAAAACCTTGCAAAGCTAATGGATTCTCAACCATCGTTGAGTACACCATCTGAATACTATGACGCTGTAAAGAATGCATACGACCAAAGGTTAGTTCAGATGAGAACAGCTGACATTAACCGTTCTTTAGCAACCACAGCTCAAGCTGCTCAACAGTTCGGGTCTAGAGGTTTAGGTGCAGTTATTCAGGCTAACACTCAGGCTCAAGACCAAATGAGACAAGAAGCACTTGCTCAAAACCAACTACAAACACAGGCACTTACAAACCTTGCATCCGCAAGAGAGAGAGAGACCCAGCTAAGAGAGAGACGTTCTGAAAGAGATATAGAGTATGGTTATGATGCTCAGTCATTAGCTCAAGCACAGTTAGCTCAAGCAAGACAACAGATAGCTAGCGGCTTTACAAACATCGCAGGTGGCGTTGCCTCAGGGGTCGTTGGTTTTGGCGCAATGAATAAAGGTGGTGTAGTCAAAAAAACACCTGGAAAGTTTGACCACGACACCAATGAGATGTATGTAGTTGATTCTGACGGCAATCCTGTTGGTATTGCGCTCACAGGTGGTGAGTATGTTATCGACCCAGCAAGAGCCAAAAGACTTAAAAACAAATCAAAAGACTCTTCACTCAAGGGAATGAAAGTCCTAAGAAGAGAAGTTGAAAAAATGGTAAAAGATTTCGAAGAATCATGAGCGAAGGAGTAAAATTTAAAACGGGTTTCCTAGGACCAAATGTCAGCTATGGAGACATGGCAAAGAAAATCAGCGACGGCATCATAGATGATGTAAACAGACTTGAACAATCAAGATTGGTAAAACAAGAAAGGGCTGACAGAAGGCTTGGTTTTACTAGAACCTTAGAGGAAGCTGTTCCTGCGGGGTTGACTAATAAGTATTCAGAGGGTGCTCAACTTCTATTGCAAGACCTTCAAGCTAAGTCATCCAAGGCTTATCAAACAGGAGTTGCATCCGACATTCAAGCTTATCAAGCAGCTAAGAAGGAGTACAATGATTACAAAAACATAGCCGTTACTGTTAGTGCTTTCGACAGTCAGACTAGAGTAAACATCATGAATGGTAAGGTCGAGGGAATGATAGGCACTAAGGAAGAGAACCTTCAGCGTTTCAGAGAGCAAGATGTTTCTAATGTCAGGTTTGAGAATGGTCGTCTTGTTATGAATGATGGCACATACTGGAGAGAGTCAGGACTTTCGGACGTGAATAACGTGTACATGCCGCAGTTGGAGTGGGAGCCTTCAAAGTTTATGATTGACCCTCTTTCTGACACTCTTGTAAAAGACAAATACTTAGGCATAAAATCAGTCTTTCAAAAGACCGACCCAAAATTTGGATTAGCTACGGGTGAGCTAAAGTTAGATGAGCTTTATCCTGAGATACAAGAGGATTTAGAAAACACAAACAGATTATACCCTCAAGGTTTTATGGAGGCAGCAGCTGTTCTTTATCATAAAGCTATTAATAAACCTGGCAAGGCTGAATTTAGTGAGGAAGACTATGCTGAAGCAACGTCTTTTTACAATGTTGACTTTAATAACCCAACAATAACCCAAGGTGAAGGTGAAAACGCTAGAGAGGTTTCTGTACTTGAGGGGAAATTCAACAACGAAGGTGACTTTATTTTTACGTTAACTGATGACGAATTAAAGGCTAAAGGTCTTAATGATGCAAGTAGGTCGAGGAAAGCTTATGAGATGCAAATGGAAGAGACCGCAAGGCTAATCATAGGGAAGATGGGTGTTGAAGATAAGTCAGGAGAGATTACCGCCCTTACGACAGCGCAGCGTCTTGAAGAAGAACAAGCCGCACTTAAAGCCCAAGCAGAGAGACAAGAAGCTAATGCAGAACTTCAAGAGTTTGCTCCTGATTTATTCAATACTACATATGAAAAAGATGGTAAAGACATACCTGGGGTGGCTATTAAGGTGAATGTTA